AGAGAAAAACACACAGCTAAACACAATTAGCTTGCACCTGCTTACACAATCTGATACCCTCTCTCCATTTACCGCTACCCTGCAAAAAATCTGAAAAATAACTTGCTACTTTTTTGAAAATGTGGTACGGCTTGGCGCTTTTTTAAAATATGGAAGGGGGAAAGCCCGTAGTTCCACGTATAATATACCCCTTCACATTTTTTTACTAAATATTCATCCAGACGTTACTTGTCTCTTTATATTCATTACTCATAACACCTTGCACAAATCTTTCAAGCTCCTCATCCTTCAACCTGTCTTTACGAACTTCCACTTCCATCTCGGCATCGGTCGCCATTTGTTCGACCCAATATCCCACAGCCATTTGAAGAGCGTCCAATCTATCGTCATGGATTAACGCACCTTTATCTTTTGTAATACGTGTCATCTGGTGAAAGAGCATATACTTAGCCTGACTTTCACTTGGATAATTTTGAACTGTCTGTATATCTTTTTCAATTACTTGTGGATCTATAACGAGTCGATGTTGATTCATTACAGGTTCAAGAGTATCTATTATTCTTTTTTCTTTTTGAATATTAGATCTAACTTCTTCCATAGTAACATCATACACTTTTCTTAGTATAGGTTTCCACAGTTCCATGAACATACCATCACCAAAATTTGACTCTATCAGGATAAGATTTACGTTATTTCTTCTGGCAATGACTGATAGTGTTTGTAGGTTATCCTGTTTATACCCTCCTTGCAATCCTCCACACTCTGTCACATAGAGAATACCATTTAACATCTTTACTACTGCATATCCTGTTTCATCTCTTCCTCTACCACTAGGATCTACGGAGAGTACACTACCTGTATACTCTAACCATTCTCCTATTTTTGTTTGAGGAGAATAATAACCATCACCGGGCAGTCCGACATTTGGAAGATCTGTAAGTTTATGTTCTGGATCTTTTGACCACACAGGTTTTTCAGGTGCTTTTTCTCCGTCCAGAGACATTACAATCAAGTCATTAAGTTTAAGAGGGTACTTATCGGCATCAGAAAGACTTGTATCTAACTGGAACTGTAGATTGAAGCCTGACCTACCGTATGATAACTCTCTTTCTGTAAGATCTTCGTCATCAAAACGTAGAGGATCAGTAGGTTCACCTATTTTATTTGATTCAGCGATTAATGGAGCTAATTTATCACCATATCTCACCTTTTGTTCATTTGTAGGAAACCTAGAAGGCCATATTCTTACTGAATAACCTCTCTCTGGAAGTGTTTCATACAGTGACATCTCTGTTTGAGGAGTTCCGAGATAGATAATAGATCCTTCTGGTTTCAGAATAGCATCAAATTCTTTAACTGACTCAGACAATTTATCTCTCATTGATTGAGTCATGGAGTTATTAGGAACCTCCACATCATCCGCCACGATAAGATCTGCTCTACTACCGGCTAACTGTCCAGTTATACCTACACTTTTCACTGACGGGGAATGTGAAGCTAATGCAGGGCCAACATCGAATGCTACCTTGGACTGTCTTTGACCTTCTCTTGATCTTAGATGTTGAAGAATAGGTATTTCGTGTATAAGTCGTTGTGTAAAGGTAGAAAAGTCATCAGATCTAACTTTTGATGCTGATACTACCAGAACTTTTAATTCTGGATCAAGAAGTAGTGTATGACAGACGAATGCAGAGGTGATATAGCTTTTACCTACTCCACGAAAGGCCTCTATTACTCCACGTTTAGGTTTATTCTGTAGAAATGTAGCTATATCATATTGAACTGGTGTAGGATCAGGTAAATTGAGGTGTTTCCAACAGATAAATAAGAAGTTTCTAAAATCTTTTAGTTTATTATCCATTAATTACAGTATATATTTTAAATAATCTTTAGTTATCCATTTTATCCAATCAAATTTATTAGATGATAAAGATATATTTCTGTTTATCCTCTTTGGTTTAGCTAAAGGAGATATAATAATTGATTCTTTCACACATGTTGGACAGTATGTTTCCATTGTCTTAGAACTAAAGATTAATTTACAACCTTCTACCCGTTTACAAACTTCTATGTCGATAACCTCGGTAGCATATATAGTAATAGGTAGTATAAGTACTAAGATAGTGATTAATATTGATTTCATGTTTACCTTTTATATATGTTTAACCCTCCCCCCATAACTATAAGGGGAGTTAATTAGTCATATATAATAATATCAATACTTTAACTATTTAGGCTACTTGAGTAGATTTAGTAGGTGAATACTGTGTATTTAAGTTCTCTGAATCATCATATGTACCTTTATTACGTACTCCTTTAATCTGTCTTGGACCATAAATAATCACTTCATGATAGGCTTCAGGTTTAAATTCTTCTTGAGGTATTCCACTTTCTTTAACTTTGGTACTATCTGGATGATATTGTATTAAAGATGCTGAGTAGCCTCCCTCCCTAGCTATCTCTGTGAAATCACCTGATTGTATGAAAGATGATAACTCTTCCATATTTAATTCACCTCTACGTGTAGGATGTCTATGTTGCCATCTCCATGTCTCTTCTGGGAAATATGGTTTTTGACCGGGTAATAGTTGAGTAGGATCTCTTGATTGAAGACCTAAATTACCATCTTCACCTACGACAGTTTGTTGAGTTATTAAATCTGAAGCATTCATCTGTGTATCAATTACTTTTCGATGAAAGGAGGTTAGTAGTGCCTCTCCCTCCTCTTTTGGAAGGTTCTTAATCTCTCTAGTTATTATTCTTTGAGTTGCTGCTATTATATTTTTATAATCTTTTGGATCTCTAATCCATCCTAACTCATATCCATAAACAGCTATATTTAAAGGTGACTCAGGTGCTAAGTATACTTCTACTATTTCAGGTTCATATACACCACCATTAGCATCTCTAATTTCTTGTATCTCAGTAGATCTAATTTCATTCCAATTCTCATCTTTACTATTTTTATATATTACTGCATCATCAGGATCAGATGTAAAGCTACTACCACTTCCATAATATCCTTTATCTCTTGCTGAATAAGGTTTCCCGGTATTATTAGGTTTCCAAGGAGCAAACTGTCTTTTACCTTTTATTTTAACAAAGGTAGGAGATCCATGAAAAAATTTCTGTGGTCGAGGTAGGACTTCACCATTTGCAAATCTCTCATGTTTATTTCTATGAGTCATTAAATTTCCTCTTCCCCAATGTATTCTTTGAATAGCATCATTATAAGGTTTCTCAAATATCAGAGAATTTAATTCCTCCCATTCATCTACAGCCTTACTAGCAACAGAAGTAGCAACAGCAGTACTCCTTACTTTTTTCACTGAAGATTTAAATAATTCTTTTTTACCTCCTGTAAAACCTTTTACTCCGGCTAAACCTCCTCCAGAACTTCCACCTTCTAATATCTTATCTTGTGGTCTAGATATTAATTTCTTTTTCTTCATATTTAATTAGTTAAAGATGTTTTACCTGTTGATATATCTTTATCACTTGGAAAGGGCATACTTTCCATTAATTGTTGTAGGGCATTATCATTAATAGGTATAGCCGTTATATCATTATCCTTTAAGAAACGAACTGCTACTGCTAGGTCTGCTGGTTTAGCTTCACCAGATTGTATCTTAGCTAGTAGTTCATCTGCTACTGCATCATATAAATTATTAAGTTTATCATTTTCCATTTTAGTAACTCCATACCCAAGGTCTTAGGTCAGTATCAATCGTGTCAAGATGTAAAAATCGGGAATCGTGTTTTCCTTTTTGACTAACTCCAATTCCTTTCCAGATACTAGAACGTATCATAGCAAAGCTCAGAACTTCGTGAGCAGTTTTACCAGAGCAAAGAATGTCTATTGCCTGTCCAGTAGTGTGAGGTCCATCAGGTCCAGAAGAACTTACATTCTGATTATGAACTGAACAGCGATACGCTGAACTAAGAGAAAGAGGTTTACCTATAGCTTCCCTGAGTTCCTGTAGGGCATCTAAGGTCTTCTGGTCAAACTTGTTTTCTCCGCAATGTGAGCAGGAGAGTTCTTTGTCACTAAA